GGAAAAGGGATGGGGGATGAACGGAAGCGGTTGAAAGAGCTTAAACGTCATTATGCCTTACCTGGGGTGGAAGTGGAGTAAATGGAACCATGTGTTCTTTGACAATTGAATATAAATAAGCATAAAAAAGGACTTGTTAACAACCATCCCTGGGTAAGACGCCGTTCCAATTAGTAAGATGCTTCTTTGGAAAAACATAAGGCATCTTTTATTATGCTCAAAATTAAGAAAAGAAGGTGAAAATTCAAGGAATCAGAGGGATATTAAAAAGCCTAGTGCAGAAGTACTAGACTTTGAGATTATTCAGACTTGTCAATAACTGGTTTTCCATCAGCATCAATGATTGGTGTCATAGCAACCCCCCCTGTGGAGTTTACGAAATAATACAGAACCCCCGTTTCTTGGTCTTTGAGAATTTCATATCTAGTTGCAAGAGTTTTAAAACCATCTATTGGCAGTTTTTGAAATTCGATGGATTTTAAGCGATTTTTAGACATAATGAATCACCTCAAGAAAGTTTATAAGGACATTATACACTAAAAAATAAAAATTGAAAGGAGAAATGTAATGAATGAAACAATTACAATCAACATCAATGATACGGAAATAAGAAATATACGTGATGCAGTGGATGACCTACGTCGCGCACTCGAATCAATGAATAGTATGTTAAGCGAGTCAAGTGGTGCGTGGGAAAGCTTTGAATCTTCCGCTAGTTTAGCAGTGGGAGTACTAGGGCTTTTAGTAACACAAGGACTTAATTTAAATAATATTCCTGATAATATTAAACATATCGCTACTTCACTTGGAGGTCTAGCTGCAAAGAAAGGAGGAATTGGACTCTTAGGCAAAGCCCTTCTCGGACTTCCAATAATAGGGGTTAGCGTATTGCTAGGAGGATTGGCAACTGCCTTATTCTCAAGTCGTGATGCAGCAGGTGAAGCAGAAGATGCTTTTGAAGACTTAAGAGAGGAGTTAGAAGCTAATCGTGAGGCTCATGAGCGGAATATATCTGCTATTAGGCGAAGAAATAGTCTGTTACAAACGTCTATTTCTATGACAAGAGATTTGTCAGGTGCAACAAACAGATCTGCAGGAGAGACAGGAGCTTTACAGATCTTGATGAATTTACTCAATGGAGAAACTGGGGACTTCAGGATTTCCGTAAATAGACTCACGGGGGCTTTAGATGAAAACAGCATACAGGCTTTAGACAACATGGCATCCTATTACAATATAAGCACAGCCATTGAAACTTCAGAAGAAAATATGCGACGATTTATTGAGTTACATCATGATCACGAGGTAGCTAGTACAGCAGTTGCGAATTTAGATGATGCTTATCAAAGTGCTCGCCAAGCGTTAGAGGAAGCTGGTGATGAAAAAGATAGATTAGCTGAGATTACAAGATATATCATTGGCGAGTATGACGAATTGGGTGAGGAGTGTCGAAGTTTAATAGATGCACACGTGGAAGCCATTGGAGTCTATGTAGCTGCTCGAGGAGCTTACGAGGAGCTTGCACAAGAGGTAGGTGAATATAGATTTGCGATGGAGAAAGCTTCTGGTGAGATGGTTTACCTAGAAGACCAAATTACAGAGTCGATGATCATTATGGCACAAGCCGTTGAAGATGGAACGTGGCGCCAAGTGGTTTCATGGGATCAGTTAACAGGTGCTCAGCAAGGTAGCATTGAGGATTTGGTAGGCTTGTACGACTTTTTAAGAGCTGGATCAGTGAATGCTCTAACCAGAATGGGAGAAGAAGCAACGGTTCCAATTGGTGAGATGATCCGGAATTTAGATCATAACTATGATGCAGCCAACGCATGGGGAGAGAACCTAGTTGATATTTATGAGCGAACAGGTGAGTATGCGACAGAAGGCTTTATGGCTTTTGTAGAAGAGATGGCGATGAATAATCCAGCTCAGTTAGCTGTATTGGCAAATGCATCTGATGATGAATTAAGACGATTGGCAGCAGCATATGAAAGAAATTGTGATCAGATACGAGGTGTGATGAGCACGGTTATTGGTGATGAGTTTGACGATGTCATAGACTTATTTGACAGGTTTGGTCCACGTGCTCAAACATCACTGAGAGAGACTGTTGCAGCAGCAGATTTTGCAAATCCTGGAGGCATGATGAGCCGTGAAGTTGCACGAGGTATTTTAGAGGCTAGCGGTGAAATAGATAATGCCATGAATACCTTAGCAAGTAACTTAGAAACATCAGCAGATAACATCCTTGCAGGATTTACTGGGAGGATTAATAGTAGTGCACCAGAAACAGAAGCAACAGCAAGCAAGTTTGCAAATACCTTTATCAATTCGTTTCAAAAGGAGATTGAGGAAAGATCTCCATCGAGGGTATTTGAAAGATCAGGTGAAAACATTATTGCAGGTCTTGTACGAGGCATTAGGGAGAACCAAGACCGATCAACCAATACACTTGAACGGGTGGCGACAGCGATGCAACGTGTTTATAACCGAAGTGAACGAGATTATCAAAACATCGGTCGAGACATCATTAATGGTCTTAATCAAGGTATTCTCAACCGAGAGGGAACTGTGATGAACACCGTTTCTCGCATCGCCAACAACATCACCCGTGAAATGCAACGAGCATTACAAATCAACTCTCCATCCCGCGTGATGCGTGAAAGTATCGGCCGCTTCATCCCTGAAGGGGTGGCAGCTGGTATTGATAAATACGCAGGAGCGGCTATCGATAGTGTCTACAAGCTTGGCAACGATCTGATCAATGTCAATATCCCAAGTGTGGAATCCATGATTGGTATGGGGCCAAGCATGCGATATGCAGGAGCTGGAGGTAACTCGTACGATAATCGCACGATCAATAATAGCCATAGCAATGCAGGTCTATTCGAAGGTGCCAACATCCACTGGCACAACAAAGAAGACATCCGCCAAACGATGAAGGAAATCGCATGGACGGTATATACAGAGGAAGGAGTGTTATAAATGTTTGAATTTAAAGGAAAAAGAAGCGATGAGATGCATTTAACCATCGAAAACAACGTGGGTTTTGCTTCACCAGAGCGTGATTTGGAATTTATCACGATCCCAGGTCGTGACGGTGATCTAATCATCGATAATAAAAGGTATGCCCCGGTAAATCGAACGATCCCATGTGTTTTAAGGTTTACAAAAGGGAAGAACGTGGAAGAAGTGGCGTCGAAAATTGGCAATTGGCTGAATGTGGATCATAAATATCACGACTTCTTTTGGTCGGAAGATCCGGATTTTGTGTATAAGGCCATGTATTACCAAAGTTTTAACTTGCAACGTGTGATCCGTGACTACGGAAGGTTGGTCTTGAACTTTAAGATGCACCCGATCAAATACTTGAAATCAGGATTGGTTGAACGTTCAGTGGCAAATGGTGAAAACATCTATAACCCATTAGCTCTACCATCGAAGCCAATCATTAGAATCGTAGGACATGGGAACATGAAGCTTAAGATCAACGATCAGGAGGTTGTTTTATCGCGAGTAGAGGAAGGGGTTATGATTGATTCAGAAAATCAAACGGTGACAAGCTTGGATGGCAGGTGGAACCGGTCACGTGATTTAGTCACTTATCCATTCCCAGTACTAGAAGTAGGGGCCAATGTGATTACGTTTGAAGCCGATACGTCTAGTCGGATTGAAAGTGTACGGATGATACCACGATTCGGGGAGTTGATATGATGAGAAGTCCAATACTTTACCATCCATTCAGTGATGGAGATGGATCAGATGGCTTGGGCTTAGGTGTATTGTCCGATGCCATTAGTTGTGTGGTAACAGAAGAGTTGAATGGCGTTTTTGAACTTCATATGACCTACCCAATGAAAGGAAGGTTATTTGAACAGATGGCTGTTAACGGTTTGATTAAAGTAGATGCCGGTCATCAATTGAAAGGTCAGCTGTTTCGAATTGAGCGAATTGAAACTGATTTCTCAGGAGTGGCGAGGATTTATGCCCCTCATGTGTCTAGTGAAGTGAAACACATCGTTGGTAGGCGTGGTTTTTTTCCAAGAACTCCCAATCGATTCCCTCTTCAATGGTTTATACTGAACTTACAGAACTGGCATTCCACGATTCATTCACGATTTGAAATTACGACAGATATTTCACTAGATGCCTCTCGTTCTGAGAGTCACTTTGAACGTGACATTGAGATTTTTACACTACATGAGTACTTGAGAGCATTGCGTGAAGGTTGGGGAGGGGATTTTATGTTTGATAACTACCGGATTTCTTACCAGCATCCACGGGGTGTAGAAAGTGATGTGGTGGTTGCTTATGGAAAGAACTTAGTTGGTTTTAAAAGAGATGAAAACTTAATCGATGTTTTTACGGCAATCTTGCCAATTGCTAGATATGACGATCAAGTTTTGGTAGGAGAGATCATCAGATCTTCAAATGCAAATATGGCTCCACATCCGCGAACGAAAGTGGTTGATTTAACGAGTCGTCTTCAGGAAAATGAATTCCCTTTACCTTATTGGCTAAGATCTAAAGGGCAAGAGTATGTGGAATCGAAACTCAACATGACTCCGAATGTCTCTATTGAAATTGACTTTGTGGAAGATCAAAGAACGACGGCTAATGGTGAAAGATTTGAGACGTTGAATTTGGGAGACCATTTGAGGGTCTATTTTGAAGATGCGAAAATATATGCGAGAGCACGAGTGGTCAGAATGGAATGGGATGTGTTAATGGATCGTTACCTGAAGATTGAGGTTGGAACCGTTAGCCAAAGATTTAGGGATGGAGTAAAACGAATTATAGAAGGAGGAAATTAAAATGAATGAAAATACAAAAGTACATGATTTAATCATTGATATTAACGCAAATGAGCGTAAAAGGGCAGTCAATTCAAGAACACAGTTCTTTACGATGGATGCCAAAACAGGGAAAATGTCGGTTCAGTTTACGCGACGTGGTCTACTCTTTGACTTAACAGGAGCAACGGTGCTAGTTGGCCTCCACTTTGTAGATAAGCAGGCGAGTAAGGTGATTGACTCAGAGGATGGTAGCGTCGAGATGGTTGATGTTGTTGGTGGAAGGTGCCTGATTGACATTCCTAGTCATGTTTATGGCTACGAAGGGAATGTGATGATCCATATCTACCTTAAATTTGAGAATGGGCAAAGTCTAGATTGCGGTGTGATTGCTACTAGATTTGAACGCTCATGGTTGGATGAAGAAACAGATGAGATGGAAAAGGTTTATGTTGAACGCTTTGAAAACTTGGCACGTGACATTAGAGAACGTGCTGAAGAATTAAATCGATTATTAAACAACGTAGACCATGCCATCGTTAGTCAAGCTGATTTTGATGATCAGATGGCAGGTTTGAAAAACGAAGTAAATAACAGATGGAGTGTAGGAAATCTAGCAGTGTCACAACTAGTGGTTAGGCATGGAGTGACTGCATCGTGGGGAGAGGTAGGGACCATTTCGCTCCCTTCACCTTTTGAAAGTTCAACAGAACTTCCAGCCCATGGAATAACGGCAGGTCCGTTACCAGGTGTTTCCGTTTCTGTTTATGCCCACTCTTCGATCGCACCTTATGTTTGGCTTCAAAGCCTTCAAAACGGTCAGTTGACCTATATGATGGATCGGCAAGGGCATCAAGATCGAGTAACCTTAGTGTTTACTGTAGTAGGGGTAGCATCCAATCATAATGCATTCACACCATCTATTTCCCCAACTGAAGTTGTGGCATTTGAGAGTAAAATTATAGAGCTAAACTCACGAGAAGAGGCAGAAGAATACGTTGAGAAGCTGAAAGAAGGAGTTGAAGCTGATGAACGGGGTGAATAAAAGGCACGAGTTGACCATCAACATCAGTCCAGCAAATCGAAGCAACATGGTAACCAATACAACCTTCTTTTCGATGGATGTAAAAACAGCTAAAAAGGTCATCAACTTTACCCACGATAATGAATCAGTTGACTTAACCCATGCCAAGGTGGTATTAGGCTTTGAATTCGTAGGAGCTAATGCGTCAAAGATCATTGATTCAGAAGATGGATCCATCGTAATTGAAGATGCACAAGCAGGACAATGTAGTGTAATTTTACCCAACCATTTGGCTGGTTACGAAGGGCAAGTACTGGTTCATGTCTACATCAAATACGAAGATGGTCGCTCACTAGATTGTGGCGTGATCGTCACTGAATTCGAAGAGTCGTGGCTAGATCGAGATTTGCCTGAATTGACTGACCCAATCATGAGACAGGTTCTCATTTAGATAGGTTAAAAAATAGAGAAGCAAGCGAAAGGCTAGACCTTTCCTTTCGACTCAATTAAAAATAAGATAAGGAGAAATTAAATGAAAGAAATAACAAAAACAAATGAAACCACGAACCAAGTGGCAAAAAAAGAACACGAACTAACCATCAACATCAGTCCAGCGAATCGAGGCAACCTAGTGACCAATACGACTTTCTTTTCGATGGACGTGGAAACGGGTAAAAAGATCATCAACTTTACCCACGATAACGAACCAGTAGATTTGACTCATGCCAAGGTGATGTTAGGCTTTGAGTTTGTGGCTAACAACACATCGAAGATCATTGATACGACCGATGGATCGGTGGTGATTGAAGACGCCCAGGCGGGACAATGTAGTGTCATTCTCCCTAACCATATGTACGAATGTGCGACACGTTTCTCTATAAGCGCCTAAGGGTTGCGAAAAGAGAGGTTTATCTAAAAAGATAAATATAACTAACAATTTGACAATTGGAATGAAAGCCGTCATGTTGGCTGAAACAATGGTCTAATACTCCTACATGCGTCAAGTTATAACAGTAACTTGGGGTGTGAAGCTAGGTGAAGTCGGCAGAACAATACCTAAGTGAATCATATGATTCATAAGGTTGCGGACATGCCGGGGCGCTAAAAACTATCTATGGTGAGAATGTTGCCGTTGGGTAACTGACGAACTTGCGAATGTACGGGTCTAAAAGATGACGTATCGGAAACGGTATAAGGCTGTAAATGCAGATGAACATTACCGAAAAGTAAGATTATTCGTTATGAAATTCGGGATAAGGAACAACGACCTTATAAATGTTCAGGCTTATAGTAAGCACCTAAGGATAGAAATGAACAGCTAGAATTGTTGGAACGTGGAAAGTGAGAAACATCAGCCTTTAAATAGGTAAACGACTGTTATCGGGTGTTGGATATAAGATTTCTATGGGAATCGAAATTCCTTAATTCTCGTGAGAGTAAGGGCACGACGGATGAAGCTCTTGTAATGAGAGCGGACGAACAGCCCTAAGACTTGTTCTTTGGACAAGTAAATATGTTAAATGAAATTCACAGGATCGAGTAAGATGATGGGACTAAAATTAGGAGAAAGAATCCATCGGTGAGTACGAAATTACGATACAACGAATATTACAACATGCAGAAAATCCTAGATAAATTATATTGGAGAAGTCAACATAACATCACGAAAGGCATGGATCTACTGAGCATTATTGAATCAGAAGAAAACATCATGCTTGCCTATCGGACAGTTAAGTCCAATAAAGGATCAAAAACGGCTGGAGTAGATGGCAGAACGATGGAGGATTTCAAAATAAAAGGTAAGAGAGAATTTATTTTGGAAATCAGAAACCAACTTAAAGACTTTCAGCCAAGTGGTATAAGACGAGTGGAGATATTAAAGCCAAATGGTAAAATACGCCCGTTAGGAATCCCAACCATATGGGATAGAATCATCGGTCAAATGTTTATGCAAGTCTTAACACCAATATGCGAAGCAAAGTTTTATGATCATTCTTACGGATTTAGAGAAAACCGAAGTACACGTCATGCATTAATGAGGTGTTATCATCTGATTAATACAGCGAAGTGTCATTATGTAGTAGACATAGATATTAAGGGATTCTTTGATGAGATAAATCATGCCAAGCTAATCTCACAACTTTACACCATAGGTGTGAAGGATAGAAGAGTATTAGCGATCATAAGCAAGATGTTAAAAGCGGAAGTACTAAACGAAGGGATTCCGACAAAAGGAACACCACAAGGTCATATCATCTCACCACTTTTATCAAATGTGGTACTAAATGATCTAGATTGGTGGATAACCAGTCAATGGGTGAAATTTCCCTCACAGTTTAATTATCGCCTAAACGGAGATAAAGTACATGCGCTAAAGAAAAGCAGTAAGCTTAAAGAAATGTATATTGTGAGATACTGTGATGACTTCAAAATATTTACTAGAACTGCAGAGGATGCACAAAAAATATTTCAAGCAGTAAAGGGTTATTTGAAAAACCACTTAAAGCTAGAGATATCACCTGAGAAATCACAAGTGACGAATCTAAGGAAACGTCATTCGGAATTCTTGGGATTCGAGATTAAAGCGGTGAGAAATAAGAAAGGATACAAGGCTAGCAGTAGCGTATCAAAAAGAAACAAAACCAAAATCAAAAATGAGATTAAAGATTTACTGAAGGCAATACAGAAGAAACCAAGTAAGAAGAACGTAGCTATGTACAATTCGTATGTACTAGGAGTTCACAATTACTACAGTATCGCCACACAGGTAAGTCGAGATTTCAGCGACATCGCTTACTCTTTAAAGTGTATAAGGTACAATCGTTTGAAAAAGGTAGCTAAATATGAGAGGCCAAGAAGCCCACCAATTAGCTATAAAAATCATTATAAAGCCACTTATCGCACTTATAAAATAGGTAGAACCTATCTGTTTCCATTGGAAAATATCAAGTGGAAATGGACAAGTAACTTCAATCAAGGAATCTGTAATTATACGGTCGAAGGACGTCTTAAATACAAGAGACTTCAACCAAGTATCACTAGAGAAATACAGAAGATGCTTGATAATTGTAGTTCCCATCGAAATGCGGAATATCTAGATAATAGAATATCCAGGTACTTGATGCAAAATGGGAAATGTACAATTACAGGCTACTTCCTTGAGGCAGAGGATGTTCACTGCCATCATGTTACACCTATAGCCAGTGGTGGAAAAGATAAATTCAGAAATCTGATTATCATTCACAACTGGACACACAAATTGATTCATGCGACAAGACAAGAAACGATTGATCAATACCTTGAACTTCTGAAGCTAGATGAAAAACAGCTTAGGAAATTAAACAAGTATCGTGAGAAATGTAATTTAACAAAGATTTACTTTAACAACAAACCAAAGAAGAAGTTGGAACGCCGTATGCGGTGAAAGTCGCACGTACGGTGTGGAGGCGGGGAAAAGCTTGAAGAGAAATTATCTCTAGGAGCTTACCTATGCCTATACGCCGGACAAGTCTTGGTTCACGTATACATCGTGTACGAAGATGGTCGCTCACTAGACTGTGGTATCATCGTCACTGAATTCGAAGAGTCGTGGTTAGACTCAGAATTGGAAGAAATGTCACAATTTTATGTCGAACGCTTTGAAGACTTGGCCAATCACATTAAGAATCGGGTGGCTGAACTTGAAGAGAAGTTGAGCAGTATTGAAACCATACAGGGGCCGCAGGGAGAAATAGGACCGCGTGGACCACAGGGGGAGCGGGGATTACAAGGCCTACCAGGACCACAGGGGGCTCAAGGAGAACGAGGTCCAGCAGGACCGGTGGGCCCATCGGCGAATATCGATGCTCACGTTAACAATCAAGAAGTTCACCTTAATGGAGAGGAGCGTGAAACTTTATTTGGTGAGGCAACCTCTCATCAGTTGAATCGTAGTGAAATACTGGAAAACACCCGTGAAGGTAAGCTGATAAACCGTAATTTAGAAGGGCGAACGCTGGTGAACTTGTGGAGTGATAGGCGGGGGGATTTTGATACTGCTATCCAAACCACTTACACACTCAACGGGAATAACATTAGACTTGTTCGAGGATTTACGCAACACGGTCAGTGGAATTCCCTACGATTAATTCAAACTATCTTTGTACCAAATAGACAATATACAATAGCAGTTAACATCTTATCTAATCAACCCAGCTTAGAAATACAACCGGTGCACGCGGGCAATGATGAAAGTGTTAGTGTATTTACACAAGGGTTCATAATCCCTGCAGGATCGACAGGATTCCATATGAGGACTCTTACTACTAGAGGCTCCTTCCTTCCGAGTCAACGAATGCAATTTGAAATTGTCAGTAGACATCCTGCAGAGCCGTTTAACTCTGATGTGTCAGTAGATATAGCAATCCTCGAAGGTACACACGACGAGGAATTTATGCGAAATCACATGAACCTACCACCACGTCAACTAGCAAGCGTAGGCGATGGTGTAGATGAGTTAGAAATCACAACCATTGGCGAGAACTTGTTTGATGGGGAATTGGAAAGAGGGCGTTGGAGTAGTGTTGGCGGAAATATTGGCACACCAAGAGGTTTGCGAAATGTGAATCCTATTCCTGTCATAGGTGGTCGCCGCATCTTCGCACGAGGTAGATTTAATGTAAATGGAACGCTCAATAACGTAGAAAACATACGTGTATTTCAGTTTGATAAAAATATGCAGAATGTTGGAGCAGCTGAATTCACGTTCACTAACGCTAACAGCCTAGTTCTTCATTCGAATACACATTTCTTGTTAGCTCGAACTAGTGACTATCAACTTCAGTTTGAAGTCGAAGGCTCGGCACTATCCATCTCCTACGACCGTCCAATCGACCCAACTACACCTCATCAATCAACGTCAAGTATCGTCGAGTACCAAGACATTGATGGCGAGTGGAAAAAGCCGATCTTACGTAGTATCAACAATGGTGCTGACGTGTTAGTAGCTGATGAGATCACAGAGACGGAGTTTATTCAGCGGGTTGTTGAGGTGGATTTAAGTAGCATTGGTATGTCGAGTATGGCGAATAATCCAGACGGAACTCACACAAGGGGTCATTTATCTACTAACACATTCGTACCCCAAGTTGGTGCTGGCGGAATTAGTAGCCAAGCTGTTTCATGTAATAAAATACGTACTGGCTGGTGGGATTGGAATAGCGAAACAGTCGGGGTTAGGATCAGTAACTCGGGGCAAGGCGGAGATGTGGTATTCAACATTCCGTCAATTGGTGAGACGATTAATAATAATATTGTTCGCCAATACCTCATCGACAACAACTACCAATTTTTAGTCCCTCTCGCTGAGCCACGCCGATTCCCAATCCGCATGCGCAGTCTATCATCATTTAACCCAACTACGAACGTAATGGTTAATAGCGGTGCAGTACAGCCAAAGTTTAGCTTTGATATTGCCCAATCGTTGACAGGGCGAGTGACATTAGCAGAACAAAGCATTCGAGATTTGTAATCAACCGGTGTTGAAGGGTCCTCAGGTCCACAAGGTGAACAAGGAATTCCAGGTCCCCAAGGTCCAGCAGGAGAAAGAGGAGCCAATGGTGCTCAAGGACTTCGAGGTGAAACTGGCCCAGCTGGCCCGCAAGGTCTTCAGGGAGAGCGTGGACTACCAGGGCTTCAAGGAGATCAGGGCGAACAAGGATTACCAGGACCAACCGGAGAACGGGGTCCGATTGGATTAACAGGACCACAAGGAGAAGCAGGTGAACAGGGTGTTGCAGGACCACAGGGAGAGCGAGGTCTTCCAGGTCCGCAAGGATCACAAGGAGAAAGGGGGTCTGATGGAGTTCAAGGACTTCGGGGTGAAACAGGTCCAATCGGTGCCTCGGGATCACAAGGTCCAATCGGAGAACGAGGACCCGTAGGGTTAACGGGCTCTCAAGGATCACAAGGTCCAATTGGATTACCAGGTCCACAAGGTGAAAAAGGTGAACAGGGTGTTGCAGGACCACAGGGAGAACGAGGTTTAACTGGTGCAACTGGTCCTCAAGGAGAGCGTGGATTAACTGGCCCAGCCGGACCACAAGGCCCGGTTGGTCCTGCTGGAACACCGGGGACGACATCATGGAATGGAATTACCGATCGACCAGCAACGTTCCCACCAAGCAATCATAGCCACGCTTGGAATGATATTACAGGTCGCCCGACGACGTTTGCTCCATCAACACATAACCATGCCGTTTCTGAAGTGACAGGGTTACAAGGGCACATTGATAGTACTGCTAGACATGTGACAACATTGACACTCAATCAATTCAATGCTAGTGTGCCAGGTAGCAGCTATCCTTTGCATGTTAGTGTGATGCCGATATCTGGGGAAGCTCCTGGATTTCCCCTTGGAACAGGTGTAGTGGAGACAGTCAGATTTGATAATTCCCGTGTAGTTCAACATTTCACCACATCAAATCCTGCGACAACAAGATCAAGCTTCTTTAGTCGTAGTTGGCGATCAGATCGCACTGGAAATAACGGTTGGACGAATTGGACTTCGAGTGGCAATATAACCTCACCAGGTACTAATGTTTCAACTATCCAAATAGGAGATTTGCGCATTCTTTGGGGATCATCGAGTTCGTTTACAGGAACATTGAATGTAGCTTTCTCTCCAGCATTTTCTGCCACACCGTCTGTTACAGTGACTCCAAGAACAAATGTGAATACTTGGGTAACTACGTTAACTACGAACAGTATGTTGATCAATGCATCCGCTAATACAACCGTATCATGGATGGCTATCGGGAGGGCGTAAAGGATGGGTATGAAAAAGAAGGTGAACAATAATGTTAGAACAATTAGTTGAATTAACCATCCCATATGGCGTTTTCGCCTTACTCTTCGTCTGGCTCCTTCATACAACGAACAAACGAAATGAGCTACGGGAGGATCGCTATCAGGAGACGATCGAGCGTAATCAGACCATCATTTCAGAACAAGCAAAGTCCTTTAGTAGCTTGTCGGGTGACGTGTCGGAAATCAAAGGTATTCTAACGAAAGGGGGTGCCTTTAATGGTCGAATTTAGTACGATGATAGGGATCGTTATGGGGATTTCCCAACTCCTTAAAAAGACAGGACTAGACCCACGTGTGATCCCCATTTTCAACGTGTTACTAGGAATGGGTTTATCGCTCTTGTATTCTGATGACTTCGACTTTTTAGAAGGCATTCAACAAGGGTTCATCGTCGGAATTTCCGCATCAGGGATGTACGATGTGTGCATGAGTTTTAAGAATTACGAATAA